ACGAACGCCGGAAGGCAGCTGGTTTTATTTGAGTCTGAGAAACGATTTTGTCGGAGGAAATTTTAATGGAAACCGTATTTGACGCACTGAAAGCACTGAAAAGAGCCTCTTCACAGGTAGTGGCGGCCCGCCTTGGAATCAGCCGTGAAGATGCGGTCAACGAACTGTGGAAACTGAAGCGCCGCGGTGAAGCGGATAACAAGGGTTCGATGTGGTGGCTGATTCAGGCTGGTGAAAGTGAACCGGTGTCACCGGTACCGAAAGTGACAGCGCAAATGCTGACTGAGGCGATTGAACAACATGGCCCACAAACGGCGGATGAGCTGGCACTGATGTTCGGGATTACCTCCCGCCGGGCGAATTCATCGCTGGCCATGGCAATCAGCAAAGGGCGTCTGATTCGCGTGAATCAGGGTGGTAAATTTCGTTACTGCATACCGGGCGCTGATTTACCGGCAGAGCCGGAAGCTGCATCCGTAGCGGAAACCGATGGTAAAGCCTTTCCTCAGCCAGCAGGTGTTGCGTTACCAGTACAGGAAATGATGGCACAGGAAGAAATGAAAACAGAAATCGTGGAAGACATTGTGAGGTTACAGCCATCGATCACCGAAATGAAAGCAGATGACCTGATTCTACCATCGCTGCATGTGGCTAACCGCGAGCTGCGCCGGGCGAAAAGTGATGTCCAGAAGTGGGAGCGAGTCTGTGCTGCGCTGCGGGAACTGAACAAACACAGGGATATTCTCCGGGATATTACCGCCACCAGAGAGCAGCAGCGGTGAGTGGCTGGAAGAAGTGGCGCTGGGCTGAAATCCTGATACTCCGGCAGTGTGCGGGAACGATGAGAGTCGAAAGCATCGGTTATCTGATTGGTCGTAGTGAGTCAGCCGTCAGGACGAAAGCGCGGGAACTGGGTATCAGCATGATTTTACGGGGTGATTTTCACCCGTCGGCAAAATATTCACAGCGTGATATTGAGCTGGCGCGGCAACTGCATCAGCGTGGCGTACCCCGACGGGAAATTGCCGAAAAGTTTGGGATGAAGTTGGGCGCAGTGAATAACTACGTTTATTTCGACAGGAGGGTTCAGGAGTGAGGGTGAGGATTTATATCGCCGGTCCGATGACGGGATATGAAAATTTCAACCGCGAGGCGTTTCACAGGGCGGAAGATGCGCTGAAACGGGAAGGGCATACCGTTTTAAACCCGGCAGTACTTCCGGACGGGCTGACTCAACCACACTACATGGATATTTGCATGGCAATGCTCCGTTGCGTGGATGCGGTTTACATGCTGAAAGGCTGGCAGCAGTCGGCAGGTGCAAGGGCTGAGCTGGCACTGGCGGAGAAACTGGGCCATGCGGTGATTTTTCAGGAGGTGGGCAGTGAATATTGACCCGGCGATAACGATTGATATGGCCCTGAACACCGGCCTGGCACTTCTTGGTTATTTCTACATCATGTTCTGCAGCGGACGATGGCTGTCACTGTTGTTCATGAAAAAATGGAATAAACGCCGTAAGCAGGAGCAACGCCAGAAGGCAATGGATGCATTTTCGAAGCCTTCGGAATTGACGGCATGGAACCAGGGGATCCAGCTCGCGCAATCAGCAGAGGGGGTGTAGTAATCCTTGTATATCGGAGTGAAGAGAAAAATGACGATCACAAAACAACGAGTAGAAAAAATCATATATCGCCATGAAATGGGACTGAACAGCGATGTCACTGCCGAAGAGGTTTATGACCTGGCTGTACTGGCGCTGAATTTATCAAATATCGCAAACCTGAAGCGATACGAGCTTGATATGGATGGTTGCGACTCGTGCGGTCAGGATTGTGGCGCAGATATGACTGAAGATCCTGATGGTGATTATGTCCTGTTTGATGACGTGGTTAAGTTGTTTGAATTTGATACAACCACTCAAAAGTTAGAAATCCCGGCAAAGGAGGCAGCCAGTGAGCAAGATTGACTATCAGGCACTGCGTGAAAAGGCAGAGAAAGCAACTAAAGGAAGCTACATCGTAGGGCATACATCTGTTAACCAGCACGGCAATTTAACAGGAGTTTTTGTTTGCCAAAAATGGAAAGGAGAACCCGGTGGCGTGATTGCGGAATGTCATATTAACTGCCTGATTGAAACAGATGCTCAGGCTTATGCAAACGCTGAATTCATAGCAGAGGCTAACCCGGCTACCGTGCTGGCACTGCTGGATGAACGGGAAAGAAACCTGCAATACATCAAAAGCCGCGATCAGGAGAACGAGGATATTGCGCTAACGGTAGGGAAGCTGCGCGTTGAGCTTGAAGCAGAAAAACAGCGGGCAAAAGTTCTATTTATGGAAAATGCTCGGCTTAAGTCAGGCATAGCCGGTCTGATACACCTCGGTATTCGATATGCAGATGTTGAGGTCATGAAAATTGCTGGAGATGCCCAGCTTTCTACCCCATGCACTGACAGCATCATAAACAGCATTGCAACAGGCATTCGCATCAAAGGAGAGTGATATGGCGTTAACACACCACGAACTCTGTCAGATTGCGTACAAGTTCCTTAAGCGCAACGGGTTCAAGGTTTGCTTTCATGACCGCTTTGTTGCTGTAACCAGTACCGGAGAACAGCCAGATGCTATGGGATTCAGAAATTCAGCATCATGCCTGATAGAGGCGAAGTGTTCTCGTGCTGACTTGTTGGCAGATAGAAAAAAGCGTTTCCGTAAAAATCCCTCACTTGGCATGGGCGACTGGCGATTCTTTATTAGTGAGCCGGAAATTATTTCAGTTGAGGATTTACCTCCCGGCTGGGGATTACTTCACGTTGTTAACGGAAGAGTACGGAAAGTACATGGATGGCCCAGGGGTAATTGCTGTTGGGGTAATCCTGACGATAAGCCATTTACTGGGAATAAGCAGGTTGAATGCGATTACATGTTATCTGCATTAAGGCGCATGGAGTTGAGAGGGCACCTTAATGAAATATATGACGGTGTGATTGTTAATAAGAAAGAAGGAAACGCGGCATGATCACTATTACCAAAGGGCGACTGCTGACAATCAAGCAGTGGCGCGAAACATACGGACCGGGTAGCAACGTTGTACTGCCAGCAGAAGAAGCGGAAGAACTGGCACGAATTGCACTGGTATCGCTGGAAGCAGAGCCGGTGGCAAAGATTATAGCTCATTACCCATTAGGAGTTGACGTAGGCAAACAAAAGTTCGTACAGGCCATTGGAGAGCTTCCTGACTTTGGCGGATATCTATTTGCCGCCCCGCCAGCGCCGGTAGTGCCGGAAGAAGCAACTCCGGAAAACGTAGAAATGCTCTCTGGCTATGTTTCCACGTACAAATTAACCGATAGCGAGCGCGATATTGCTGCCGAAATATGGAACGCCTGCCGCACCGACATGCTTCAGTCCGGAAACTTTCGGGAAAGCAAGAATTCGTCAACCAATAATTTTCGGGAAATCCCGGAAGCGTCAACCAGCTCTCCGGTAACTCCGGCTCTTCTGCCTGGTGGTTTCACCATTGAGGAGGCGAAGGAATTACATGAAGACCTGGTACGCAGCCACATAAGCAAGGCCTTAAGTGGCGAAAAGATGAAAAAGAAAGATCGCGATGCTGATTTGCGCTGGATTCATGGCGTTATAGTTCAGGCAGCGTGGTTTGTAAAAGCATCACTGGAGCAGAATGCACTATCGGGCAACTCTCCGGTAACTCCGGATGGTTGGATAAGCTGTAGTGAGCGAATGCCGGATGATGGTCAGCACGTAATTATTTTATGTGATGGCGCATTCGTTCTTTATGCGCAATATCGAGACGGTGAGTTTTTTGATGTAGTCCGTAATGGTGATGAATTTTTCGAAACACAGAGCCGCAATGTAACCGACTGGATGCCGTTACCAGAACCGCCGCAGGAGGTGCGCCAATGATCTGGCCTGAAGCATTTGCAATTACAGGCGTTGCTATGGCTATCGCTTTTTTAGTATATGTTATTTGTCGGTGTGGGTAAAAGCGTTCGCCGGGATTAACACCAAAGGAGGGAATGTGTCGGATGATATCTCACTGGCAATGGAAGGTGCGCTGGCTGTTATTGCTGTTGTGGGTGTTTACTGCCTGGTTGTGTTTTTGATGGATCGACTAGGGAACTGAATTCATTACGATATGGGAATTCCCATATCGGGTAAAAACGGTTTGCGGTAAAGCGAGAGTTAAGTAGAATTGCTGCGGGTGCTTGAGGCTGTCTGCCTCGGGCATGCCACCGTAAGGCAGACAGAGAAAAGCCCCAGTTAACATTATGCGTCTTGCAGGACGCTTAACATTAATCTGAGGCCAATTTCATGCTAGCCACATGTAGGTTAGCCTCTTACACGCCGAAAGGCAAGGAGAAGCAGGCTATGAAGCAGCAAAAGGCGATGTTAGTCGCCCTGATCGTCATCTGTATTACCGTCATTGTGACGGCACTGGTAACGAGGAAAGACCTCTGCGAGGTACGAATCCGAACCGGCCAGACGGAGGTCACTGTCTTCACAGCTTACGAACCTGAGGAGTAAGAGACCTGGCGGGGGAGAAATCCCTCGCCACCTCTGATGAGTCAGGCATCCTCAACGCACCCGCACTTAACCCGCTTCGGCGGGTTTTGTTTTTTCCTGGCATTCTGGTTTACAATTCGCACGCCAGCCTGAACAACTGGCACCTGCTGCGCCAGCAGAGACAACCGATGGCGCACGATACCAAATTATACAATTCTGATAATTCAGCCGTCTTTGCCAGCAGGCACGGGCGGCGTTCTCATGCATTCAAATCTGACAGGTTACAGCACGCCCCATGCACTGAAGAACAGGCCGAATGGCTGATTCAGAACTACCGCAGACGTGGGTATGAGTTTAGGAAAACCCTCAGCCTCGATTATCGTCACTGGATAATCTCCGTCAGGCTTCCTTACTCTGAACGCCCACCGCGTCCGTCCCGCACATTCCTGCAACGCATCTGGAGGTAACGTGCGGGTATTACTTCGACCTGTTCTGGTACCGGAACTCGGGC